ACATATAAGAAAAAAGAAATATGAAGAAACACACTAAGGTTTATATGGACTTTTTTGATTATGGCGAACAGGACTTTGTTATGTGCGAAATGTGTCAGCAGGATAGGGCAGTAGACATTCACCACTTAAACGCAAGAGGAATGGGTGGTAGCAAGAGTAAGGATTATATAGAAAACCTAATGGGATTGTGTAGAGATTGCCACAACAAAGCAGAATCAGATTCTTCGTTTAATATGTTCTGCCGAATAAAACATTTAGAAAACGTATGCCACCAGGTGTATGCAAGAATAGAATACGAAAAAAGATTAAAATTATGAAAGCAAAAAAAATACAGGTAAGTAAATTAAAAACAAACCCCAACAACCCTAGGACAATAAATAAAGGCAAATTTGAAAGTTTGAAAAAATCAATCTCAGAATTTCCTAAAATGCTAGAAATTAGACCAATAGTCGTAGATGAAAAGTTTATAGTGCTAGGTGGAAATATGCGACTACAAGCATTAAAAGAATTAGGAATAACAGAAACCTATTACATACAGGAAAACGATTTAACACCAAAAGAAAAGAAACAGTTTATAATAAAAGACAACGCTTCGTTTGGTGATTGGGATTGGGATATGTTAGCTAATGAGTGGGAAAATGCAGAACTAAAAGAATGGGGAATAGATGTTTGGCAACCTGAACAAGAAGTGAATTACGATATTTTAAATGAAGTAGACCTAGAACAAGAAATACAAACAATGTATGAGCAAACCAAAAAATCTATTATTTTAGAATACCCTTCTGAGGGTTTTGAAGAAATTAAACAATTATATGAAAATTTAAAATCTAAAGAAATTAATTTACCTGATTTATTTTATAAAGCAATGCAGAATGAATTATAATGTTTATGTAATATCCGCAGGAAGGTATGACAAGTTACCGTTTAATAAAACCCAAAAAAAGAAATATATTTTTTGCGTGAAAAGTGGCGAGAAGCATTTATACCAAAACAATGGTTGTGTAAACGTATATGAAACAGGAAACCTAATGCAGAGCAGGAACTTCGCTTTAGAACACGCATTTAAAGACAATAAAATATGTGTTCAATTAAGTGATGATATTAAAAAAGTAAAGCTAAATAAGAACTTCTTTAAAGACAAAGAGGTAAAGTTAGATGAAGCTATAGAAGACATCATAAACAAGTTTAAAAAGATAGATGGCGTGTGTTTAATGGGTGTGCCACCGACTGATAATTATTTCTTTGCCAATAAATTAGTAGCAGAAAACAAATTTTGTATTGGTGATATGTTATTTGTAAAGCCGAACGAATTAAGGTTTGATGAACAATTAACATTAAAAGAAGATTACGACTACACACTACAACACATTAGAAAAAATAAAGTCCTTAGATACCAAAAGTATTTATTTACATTTGAACACTATTCTAATAAGGGTGGTGCTGTTGACGTTAGAGATGATAAAGAAGAACAAAGAAACATAAGGATTTTAAAATCTAAATGGGGGGAAAAAATCAGAATGAACACCAAAAGAAAAAATGAGATATTAATATGAGAAAATTAAAATTAATAAAACAAGAACACGATATAAAAATTGGAAAGAGGTGTGAATTTATGCCACCCACAATTACTGACAGTTGTCTTTTAGAGTACGAGGGGGAGATTATAGGTTTTTACCTTACCGATTTACCTGAGAAATTAAAACAGTACATAACAATCGCCAATAAAGAGTTTTTAAGCAAGAACGTTCCTAAGACACTATTAGAGCGTTCTGATATATATGCAAAGCAAAAAAAATTGGGAATAACAAGGAAACAAGCCATGGCTCTCGGCACACCTCAAATGTCCACAATACTTGGGGCAGTTTTAGCTAAAGCACATTTAAGAAGACCTTACAATTCTGTTTCTTCAGTTCACACTAACCCAAAAGCAAAGACATTTATCAAGGCGATGTTATTAGCCTGTTTAGAATGTGAAAAGCTAATAAAAAAATATATGCCTAAACAATATGAAAGCCAATTAAAACTAATAGAAGAAACCACATTAAAGAAGTATAGGTTTGGAAACCTTTACACAAGCAGTATATCTAACTATAATATCGCTGCCCCTTTTCACCAAGATAGAGGAAACTTAAAAAACACAGTAAACGCTATATTAACAAAGAGGAAAGATTCAGAAGGTGGTAGTCTTTGCGTTCCTGATTTTAACCACGTTTTTGAACAAGCTGATAACAGCTTATTGGTTTATCCTGCTTGGAGAAATATACATGGCGTAACAAAAATAATAAAACACAATTCAGAAGCGTATAGAAACAGTTTAATCTTTTACCCATTAAGTGGTTTAAATAAATAATTATGAACAAAAGTAGACACATAAAAAAAGAAGCATTATTAAACGCCTTAGAACACGCGTTAGGCGTTGTAACTGTGGCGTGTAAAAAAGCTGACATACCCAGAAGCACATATTACAAATGGCTAAAAGATGATGAGGACTTTAGAAAACAAGTAAAAGAGATAGAGAATGTTGCATTAGATTTTGCAGAAAGTCAATTACATAAACAGATTTCAGATAATTCTACAGCAGCAACTATATTTTATTTAAAAACAAAAGGTAAATTGAGGGGGTATACAGAAAGGTCGGAGCTAGATGTAACAAGTGGGGGTAAGGCGTTTACAGAATTAAAAATTGAAGTGATTGACACAGGCAAAGATTAAAACAACTAACGTATTCCATAAGGCATACAATTCAGATACTAGAATAACCTGCTTACAAGGTGGAACAAGGTCTAGTAAGAGTTATTCCCTTGCTCAATTATTTATAGTTAAATGTTTAGAAGGTACAGGAAAAACATATACTATCTGCCGTAAAACATTACCTGCATTAAAAGCTACTGCTTATAGGGATATGCTACAGATTCTAAAAGAACTAGATTTATATACTGAAGAAAAGCATAATAAATCAGAACTATCTTATCAGCTTAATGGAAACCTATTAGAATTTATTTCGGTAGACCAACCACAAAAGATTAGAGGGCGTAAACGTAACTGCTTATGGCTAAACGAAGCAAATGAATTTACCTATGAAGATTGGCAGCAGCTTATATTAAGAACAACAGAAAAGATATATTTAGATTATAACCCTTCAGACCCTTATTCTTGGATATATGATAAAGTAGTAGTTCGTGATGATTGCACCTTTATTAAATCTACATATTTAGCTAATCCTTTTTTAGATGATGATACTGTGGCTGAAATAGAAAGATTAAAAGACCTAGACCCTGACTATTGGCAAGTATATGGATTAGGCGAAATTGGTTCTGTTCAAACAATGATATTTAGGAAGTTTGAATTAGTAGATGAAGTGCAAGGAAGATTAATTGGATATGGATTAGATTTTGGATTCACAAATAGTCCAAGTGCTTTAGTTGCAGTATATCAATCTGATGACAATTTATACATTAAGGAAATGCTTTATGAAAAGAGATTAACGAATACTGATTTAGCTAATAAGCTAAGGGAATTTAGAATAGATAGACAGTCAGAAATAATAGGCGATTCAGCAGAACCTAAAACGATTGAAGAAATATATAGACAAGGGTTCAATATAAAACCTGCTAAGAAAGGTGCAGGAATACATTTAGGGATTGATATAATGAGAAGATATAAGTTGCATATAACTAAAGATAGTTTAAATGCTATCAAAGAATTTAGAGGATATAAATGGGCGACAGATAAAAATGGTGATGTATTAAATACACCTGTTAAGATTAATGACCATTTAATTGATGCAACTAGGTATCTGTGTTTAAACAAATTAAGCGTAAATCATAGCGGTAAATACTATATACTGTAATTTTTTTATATAAAGAAAATTTTATATATTTAATTTATTAATCAAAAAAACAAGTATATGAAAGCATTACAGAAATTAAAAAATTTAGAAAAAAAATTAAACCACTTAAATAAGCTGTTAGATGAAAATAAAATAACAGACAAAGAAGCAAGACACTTTTTTATTTGCAGGTACTTTAGTAGGTTATAAAAAACACAAGTAAACCTTAAAAAACAAATTATTAACTTTTATATTTATTAGTAATGAAAGAGGTCAAATTAACAATACCTGATAAGTGGGCAGATATAACGATAGAAACTTATCAGAAATATGTAAAGATACAAGAAGGCAAAGGAAGTGAGAAAAACAAGGTGGTAAAGAGTTTAGCTTTATTATGTAATACAAGTCCATTTATAGTAAAGAAAATGGCTTACAAGGATTTATTAGAGATAATGGGTATCATTAAGAATCTAATAGATACTGAACCTGATAAAGAAGAATTTAGAAAGAGGTTTACTTTTAATGACCAAGAGTATGGATTCTGTCCTAACCTTAGTAATATAACAACAGGTGAATATATAGATTTAGAATCATACTGTAAAGAACCTATTGAAAACTTACATATTATAATGAGTATTTTATATAGACCAATTTCATTTAAACGAGGTGGAAGGTATGCAATAGAAAGCTATAATCCTGATGAATTTAAAGAAGAATTATTTAAGAATTGTCCAATG